GGATACATAGGGAATTAGAATGGGATCAATTAATACTCGAGTACTACACGCCCGGAGAACCTAACTCGGGATGGATACACTGTAGTTATACAGAGGGTATGCCTAGGAAATCTTTCTTGCATGCTTTTAGAGAAGAAGGTAAAACAAAATATAAACCCATATTAGGAAAAGCAAAAGAAATTTTTATATAATATTTATGATTCCAACAATCATAGAGGATAACTTTTTTAAATATCCAGAAAAAGTTTTAGAATTATGTAATAAATGTGATTTTGAAAAATCACCTGATGGTAGATGGCCAGGAACTAGATCAAAACTTTTACACAAAGTAGATGTAGATTTTTTTAAAATTTTTCATAGCAAAATTTTTGCCTTAATATATCCATATCATTATCAACACATTGAATATGCTGCATATTCATCTTTTCAAAAAGTAGATGGTGATACTTATAAAAATGAAGGGTGGGTACATACAGATCCAGGAGAAATAACAGCGATCGTTTACTTAAGTAAACATGAAGATTGTGGTACATCTTTTTGGGAAAGCAAGTCGTTTGAAGCTCCAATTCATAATGATAAAAAAGAAAATGTCTATTTAAATAAACTACCAAAAGAAGAAGAACTTAAATATTTAAATGAAAATAATAATCGATTTACAAAAATACTAGATGTAAAATCAAAATTTAATAGAGCTATTATATTTGATGCAAAAAAATTACATTCAGCTAGTAAATTTACTGATAATACTGTAGAATCAAAAAGAACAACTTTAATTACTTTTGTAAATGGAATAAAGGTTAAAAATGATGTTTTCAAAAGTGGTGTGTTAGAAAGTCAAAGAGTAGATTAATATGGCAATATCAAGAGGACAAATCCCAAAACAAATTGAAGGCAAATTGAGAGGCGCAAGAGGTGAAAAAAAGAAAAAAAAACAAGTTAAATACAAACCCTATCGCAAAAAACCTAAGGACTTCAAAATTTAATCAAAAAGTGGTACAATCTAAAAAATTGTATAACCGTAAAAAGGATAATAATGGCTACGTCAGGGACTACAGCATTTGATCTGTCAATTGAAGAAATAATTCAAGAAGCATACGAAAGATGCGGAATGGCTACAACTAGTGGTCATAGTTTGAAATCAGCAAGAACAAGTTTAAATTTATTATTTGCAGAATGGGCAAATAGAGGAATTCATTTATGGAAAGTATCCTTACACGAAAATACTTTAGTAGCAGGGCAAGCTGAATACTCAGTGAGTGCTGGGGTAAGTGATGTCTTAGAAGCTTTTGTATCTACAACTGCAGCGGGTGCTAATACAGCAAACACACAAGATGTATCCTTAACTAAAATAGATAGATCTGCTTATGCTGCATTACCAAATAAATTAGCAACAGGTCAACCGTCTCAATACTATGTTGAAAGAGAAAAAACTCCTAAAATTTATTTATATCAAGCACCTGATGTTGTGACTTATAAAATTTTAAAATATTATGTTATTAAAAGAATTGAAGATGCAGGTGTTTACTCTAATGATGCTGATGTTGTTTTTAGATTTTTACCATGCATGGTAGCTGGGTTGGCTTATTATTTAGCTATGAAAAATGCTCCAGCTTTAGTTCAACAAAACAAATTAATTTATGAAGATCAATTAAAAAGAGCTTTGGATGAAGATGGTCAAAGAGCATCAACATTTATTACACCACAATCATTTTATCCTACTGGAGTTTAACTATGTCAAAATATGCAACAGGTAAAAGATCATTAGCAATTTCTGATAGATCAGGAATGGCTTTTCCATATACTGAAATGGTTAAAGAGTGGAATGGATCCTTTGTTCACTATTCTGAATTTGAACCAAAACATCCACAGATAAGAAGAAGACATTTTACAGCTGATGCAATCGCACTACAAAATTCTAGAAATATGAAATTTCAACAACCTACAAATAGAGAGGGTCTTCAAGCAGACTCTGGAGGCACTCCTGTTGGTGTTGCAAATTTAACTTTACCAGGAGATTTTGCATTTATCACACAAGGCGCATCAGAGATGAAACCAGCTGATCCATCTGCACAGAATAGAAATAGACAATTAGAAATGGTTCTTAACAGTGTAACAGTGAGTATAACATAATGGCAATAACACATTCAGCTTTTTTAACACAAGTAAGAAACTATACAGAAGTAGATTCTAATGTTTTAACCGATGCAATTATTCAAGATTTTTTAAAAGCAGTTGAACTTGATATTGCTGGTAGAGTTGATTATGATGATTTAAGAAAGTATGTTACATCAAATTTTACTGCAGGAAATAGATATGTAATTTTACCAGGAGATGCTATAGTCGTTAGATCTGTACAATTAATAGATAGTAGTAATAATAGAACTTTTTTAGAAAAAAGAGATACAAGTTTTATTTCTGAATTTGCACCAAACGACAGTACTACAGGCACTCCAAAATATTATGCTAATTGGGAAGATAATGTACAACAAGGACCTGTCATCTTAGTCGCTCCAACTCCCGCATCAGCAGATACAGTTCAAGTTAATTATATAAAAAGCCCACCTGAATTCACTAGTACAACAAATACTTATTTATCTACAAATCAAGAATCTATGTTATTACATGGAGTATTAGCTGAAGCCTTTAGGTTTTTAAAAGGACCTATGGATATGTACAACTTATATGAAAAGAAGTATAATGAAGAAATACAAAATTTTGCCCTACAACAAATGGGTAGAAGAAGACGTGCGGAGTATGATGATGGAGTGCCTAGAGTAGTTATTCCTTCACCTTCTCCAAACAAACAAATTAATTAAGGAGAATAATTATGGCAATAACAACTAACGCAATATGTGATTCATTTAAAAAAGAATTGCTACAAGGAAGTCACGATTTTGATGCATCAACAGATACATACAAATTAGCGATGTTTACAAGTTCTGCAACTTTAGGAAAATCAACTACTAATTATGCTACAAATCCAGGAGGAGGATCTAACACAGAAGTTACTTCACCATCTGGGTACACAGCAGGTGGAAAAGCTTTGGTAAACCAAGGTGTAAAAGTTTCATCATCAGTAGCGATTACTGATTTTGCTGATTTATCATTTGTAGGTGTAACTCTTACTGCAAGAGGTGCATTAATCTATAACACACAGACAAACGGTGGTTCAAACACTACTGATGCTGTCGCTGTATTAGATTTTGGTGGAGATAAAACTGCAACTTCAGGAACATTTACAATTCAGTTTCCTGCGTTCACAACATCTGCTGCGATCTTAAGATTAGCTTAATTTAAGGTTCTGGAGCTATGGCAGAGTATACTTATACAGTTACCGTAGCTTCAGGAAACCTATATGGCGGTGGAACCGGAAACGTTTTTTATTTAAACGGAGCGAGAAATTCTACAGGACCAGGCACAGTAAGTTGGGTTGAAGATGGAACTCTTCGTTTTGATCAAAGTGCTAGTTCAAATGATAACCACCCATTAATTTTTTCTACAAACACCAGTACCTCTGGAATAATTTCATCTGGAGTAACTTATTATCTTGATGGCTCAAGTAATCAAGCTGGCTATACAAATGTATCTACTTTTAACGCTGCAACAACACGTTATGTTGAAGTAACACCATCCTCACAAACTGATTTTTATTATTTATGTTATGTGCACGGAATTGGAATGGGTGGTATTTTTGATATTACATCTACTACATGGGGAGCATTACAATGGGGCAATGGAGCATGGGGAGATCAAGCTGATATTGATGTAAGTGTTACTGGAACATCTTTTACATCAGCTATTGGAACTTCTGTTGCAGATGCCGAACTACAAGTAGGTTGGGGAGGAGATACTTGGGGTGAAAACGAATGGGGTGATCTATCTGGATCACAACCAGTAGCTGTAGGATCACAAGCAACATTTTCTATTGGCACATTACAGTCTATAACAGCTAATGCTGATGTTGAACCTTCAGGTATTCAATTAACTTCATCACCAGGATCAGCTATTGGTGGAACATCTGCTGCAGTATCGGTTACTGGAAGTTTAGAATCTATAGGAATTGGACAAGTTTCTATAGGCATTGGTGCAGTCACTTCTGGATTACAATTAGCTTCGAGTATAGGTACAACCACTATAGACGAAAGTATTTTAACTGGAGAAGGTTGGGGTAGAGCAGAATGGGGAGAATTTGCATGGGGTGTAAATTACTCTGTAGCCCTTACTGGACAAACTTTAACTTCAAGTATTGGAGAAGAAACAGCATTTACTGATGTAACAGTGAGTGTTACTGGTCAAGAATTAACATCTACATTTGGTAATTTTTCATTAGTAGGAGATTTTGGAATTGTTGTTTTTGCAGCTGATGATCAATTAGATTTTACAATAGGTTCTTTAGTTTTTCAAGGAAACGCATTAGTAGAAGTCACAAGTGCTGGATCTTTAACTGGATCCATTGGTAGTGTAATAGCTGGATTAAAAACACCAGTAGATGTTTCTGGTATACAAATGGCTTCAAGTATTGGCACAATTAATCTTGTGCAAGGAACTACAGAGCCCGTTACTGGCCAGAGTATTGCTATGTCTCTTGGTCAACATGCAGAAATACCAGGTCAAATTATAGGTGTTGGAGGGCTTCAATTATCAAGTAGTATGGGCTCAGTGACTGTGACGGGTATAGCAAATATTCCTGTTAGTGGTATACAAATGAGTGCCTCTATAGGAAACCCTATTATTACAAGTTGGCAAGAAATTAACCCTGGTGTGACTAATACTTGGACAGAGGTTGATTTGGCTGCTTAGATAATGTAAAATAAAAACTTATTAAGGAGAATTTTTATGGCATCAAGTTATTCGACAGACTTAAAACTCGAACTAATGGTTACCGGTGAAAATGCTGGTACTTGGGGAGATAAAACAAATACAAATTTAAATTTAGTACAACAAGCAATTGCTGGTTTTGAACAAGTTACACTTTCAAGTGGTGGGACATTAGCACTTGCAATGTCTGATGGTGCATTATCAAATGCAAGAAATTTAGTAATTAAATTTGCTACGATTACTGCAGCTGCATCAACTGTTTGTACAATTCCAGATTCAATAGAAAAATTTTATATTTTTGATGTTACTGGAGTAACAAACCCAACTAACCTTACAATTAAAACAGCATCAGGAACTGGGTTTACTCCTGACGCACAAAAAATTTACGCAGCATATTCTGATGGAACAAATTTAAATGAAGTTTCTTTAGATACTTTAGGAGGTTCTATTGGAACTGCACAGATAGCAGATGACGCTGTAACAAACGCAAAAATTGCTGATGATGCAATTAGAGCTGCACAACTTTCAAATAATGCTGTTATAACTGCTACAATTAATAATGATGCTGTTACAGTAGATAAAATGGCAGATGATGCAGTAGGTGCTGATCAACTTATTAATACTGCCGTAACTGCTGGTTCATATACTCTTGCATCAATTACAGTTGATGCTCAAGGAAGATTAACTGCTGCTTCTTCAGGAACTGCTGGAGGAGGAAACATGGTTGCAGTAAAATATGAAGGTGGACCTGCTAGTGGAACTTACACTGCTAATCCAAATGCAACTAAAGTTGTAGCATATGTTGCAGGTGGTGGCGGACAAGGCGGCGGAGGAGCTTTTACAGGGCCTCAGGGCGGACCGGGCCAACCGGGAGGAGACGGTGGAGTTGGTGGAATGGGAGCATTTTTCTTTCCAGTCTCAGCACCACATACACAACCTTTTTCAGTTGGAGGCACCGCTGGTGCAACGACTTTAGGAAATAACGTTACAGCTAACGGTGGACAAGCTTTAACTGGAGCTGGACCATCTCCTTCTTATCAAGCATCAGATGGAACTGGTGGACAAGCACCGGGTGCAACAAAAGATTTTACAGGTAACAATCAAGATATGAAAATATTTATGTCACCAGACATTGGAGTCGGTGGAGAAGGTGGTGGAGCTCCTGCACAAGCAGGTAATCCAGGAAGTCCAGGTGGTATGTTTATTTTTGAAGATATAGGAGCATAATAATGGCATTTGTAATTTTAGATAATAATAAATTTAGTAAAGTAGCTAGAAATGAAGCTGACAAAAATGATATGAATACCAATCCTAGAACAGGTTCAGCAGTTGAAATTTCAGATGATGACTTCAACGCTTATGTAACTAATAGAAAAGAAATAATAGTTACAGATGGTAATATTAGTTATTTTGATGGAGTAGAACTATTTTCAAAAGATGAAGATGAGCTAAAAGAAAAATTTAAAAATTTTCATTGGTTAGCTAGATTATACATTACAAAAAATCAAGGTACACAATTAACTACTCAGTTACAAAATTATCTTGGAGTGCTTTCTAGTACAGATACATCTTCATTAACTTATCCAATTAACTGGGAAAAACATTGTTCAGATAATTCAATAACATTTTTGCACGTAAATCAAATAGGTTAATTTTCTTGTAAATAAATAATAAAAATGTAAAACATTTTTATGTTTCACAATATCATTGAATTTAAAGCTGCTGATATTTATGTAGACTTAAAGCAAGATTATCCGACACCAATAAAAATAAATATACCAGATTGGTTTAAAAAGTTAGAACACAAATCACAGGTTAGAACTATAAAAGGATGTATGCCTTTTTTAGATACCTTAATGTCTGGATATTGTTTATATGTACCAGTAGATTTAGAAATAAATCACAATGTTGATAGTGTAGATAAAGAAGGTAAACCAATTAAAGATAGTTTTGCTGCTTGTCCTCTAGGAAGAGGAGCACATGATCATGGTATTAATCTTAATCACGAAGGACATCCCCAAATTCATAATATTGAACAATTGGCAGGATCTCCACTTGTCAACAAAAATAAAGATTTACCATTTTATAAGATATTAAATCCTTGGCATATAAAAACACCGCCTGGGTATTCTTGTTTATTTATACCACCTATGAATAATGCAGATGATAGATTTAATATTATACCAGGAATTGTAGATACAGATACTTTTCACAAAGAAATTAACTTTCCTATAGTTTTAAATGGTGATAAATATCCTGTGTTAAACACAACAATTGCAAAAGGTACACCTTATGTGCAAATAATACCTTTTAAAAGAGAAAGTTGGAAAATGAAAATAACTAAATCTAAACCAGGTAAAAACGCATTAAATAATTTATTATACCCTTTTAGATTTTTACA